CTCTAGACCCTCCAGAACTTTTTTCGTTTTGATCAATTGAAGATGATGACGAAAGTTCAATAACAGTTTCGTTACCAGAAAGCCTCCCCATTTCCGCTCCAGATACCGGCACAAACTTGTATTCCAGAGACAACGCATTTGGAGTTGTAAATCTGATTGAGTTGTACTGAGCGATAGGTTGCTGCCCACGTACTACAAAGAACAATGGCCCTTTTGGACCTGTAGTGCCTGATGACTGTGCCGTTATTACGCCAAAATCTTTATCTTTGTCTACATCTTTAACTAGAATTCTAAATGCAGAAGAACGAGTAATACTGATATTCATGCTACCAGTCGTTATCTGAACATTGTCATCTTCAAATTCTTTAAATTGTTCAGTGTCTGGCAAAGCTTGAAAATTACATATTCCGTTTAAGCGTTGGAATACTGTACTTTTGATCCCAATCTCAGTTACAACGCATGGACGGTTGTTCCTAATTGATGCAACTGAAACCTGGGAAAGCGGGAAAAAAACTTCGCCAATAGACTTGCTTGTGTCGCCAACCCCACTATCTCCGATAAATTGACCAGAAGGTTCAACAACATTGCTATCACTAACTATTCCTATCTGTTTTGAAATTGAAACTGAGCTATCAGTGCATTGAAGCTCAATAACTTGATCTTTTTTAGTGTCTGGATCAAACCTGACTTCTTTTCTGTTAATAACCTTCCAGATAGATCCGCCAATTTCAAAGTGCTCTCCAAGCTGCATTGCCGAATCAGCTTGAATTTGAAATGCTTCTATTTCTGAATTAATATCATCAACAGATGGTCCTAGCTTGTCAGAACCCTTATGGTAAAAGTCCTCATCAATTTTGCTGTTTCTTATTACAAATGTTGCTTTATCTTCTTTTTCTACATTTGAAACAACATCTCTAAGGCTGTTGCCTGAAACTGTTTGATCCTTAGCCTTGATAATTCCCATCCTTGGACTGTAATTTCTACCTGCACCTTTCTGACTTCCTTTTTTGCGGATCTCATCCAAATCTTCAGTTGTTGCAGAACCAGGCTCAATACCCCTTTCCTGCAAAGTCCCCCCGTCAATCTTTACACCAGAGTCTCCAACTATTTTAATTCGCTGTAAAGTTGCACTTACTCTTGGCTTACGTTGTGCATCTTTATTGATAGGAATGAGTTGATAGTTGACACGAAAACTTGTTCCATTCGCTATTGTGCTATAAACTCCAAAAGATGTATTGTTTGATGGTGTGTAGGCATGGCAAAATTTTTCTCCTGGCTCCAAAGCTTCTTGTTGTGCGTTAACGACATCAGAAGTTGGAATATCGAAAACATCAACATTTGAATCGTTAGGCACGTCAGGATCACCCCTGTGAGCTTTGCCGCGTGTTCCATACCGTTTATCCGCTCCATTAATTCGAAAGTTGACGCTGGAGTCGCCATGCCAATAAAATGCAAAATAATTTTCAAAAATTGCATCTAAAGGGTTATTGCCAAGGAAAATACCGTCTAGTTCAGGCGGCCTTATGCCAGCCTCAAAAGGCTCAACAGCACCCGACTTATTTTTAACTATAGTGATACCTTGCTCGCCCACAACAAACATAAGCTTGGCGCGTTGCATCGTTCCATGGCTAAACATGCGCGACCAAATTAACTTTGGTGTTGTCAACATCCCACCAACGTCATCTTTGTAAAGACCAAAAATTAAAGGTACTGGTGCTGCGTAATCAGCCAACTCGGCAATAGTGTCAAAACCGTTTGAAGGTGTAAATCGATTCGCTCCGGTAACACTTCCAAGATCAACTGCACCGCCTTGCCTTGAGCGAGGCATTTTAGGCTTTGGCGTTAATAAATAACTGGCATAACTAAGAACAAGACCAATAGCCACATTGGTCGCAATAATAGCTGTCGCACCTTTTCCAGCAGCTGTCGCACCCAAATAAGTTGAAGCAATAGTTGCGCCACTCGTAACAAGCGCATTTTCAATATCAGGAATACGGTCGTACGCAGCTGGTCTTACCGCTCCACGTCTCTTTGCCTCAGCCGCAAATTGGCGATACTCCTCCTCTGTTACTCCAATCGTCTGGATAAGCTGCTTTTCGTACGGAAGCAGTGGTACTTCGTAAACAGTTGCACCGAAGACCACTGCACCTTTTCTGTCATTGGCTGGATGTACAGAATGCCTTTTTGCCATGTGACTGCGAATGCCCAGGACTGCTGTGCTAACAGCAGCAGAATGTCCCCATCATACGCAGGCTTTTCAACTCGCAAACCCCACCGCATTAAATCCCGGCATACGTCCCACTTGCTTGCCTCATACCAGCTTTCCTTAAACGGTGGCTTGTCAATACCCATCCGCTCCAATGCCGCATAGCAGAGGTGAATGCAATCGATAGAACCGTCACTACCGTCAGCTCCACGACGGTATGGCATTCCAATCAAATCACTGCAATCGGACATTGCTAGATACCGGCAAATTGCCAACTAATTTGCGCGTTAAAGAACGCCTAGGAAAATCCGTCCCAACAGAATCAAGAACTGAACTTAGCTGAAGGTTTAATGACACATTATCCCACTGCCCTCCAACTACTTGCCCTACATAATTGTGTACAAGAGAATGCACGCCAGAAACATTGTCAGAATCAATAATTAAAACGTTTATTTCCATGACATAGTTGTCCCTAATAGAGGTAACAGCCCAGCCACGAGTCAATTGATTGTTTGGGAAAACAATACTTGCTTCCAATCCGTCACCAGTTCTATTAACGGTTACGCCAGAAAAACCAAAAGGCACGAACGAATACTTATCATTCCCATAGGTCATTTCTTCGTTAATAAAAAAATTTTGGAACCTAAACAGAGTAGATAAACTTTTGCTATTTTCAGTAAAAGACTTGATTGTTACAACCTGTCCAAGCGCGTACTTGCTGCCCGATACAGTTTCGCTCATATTCCGATCCTCCTGCGTGTGCTACCACTCATCTGTAAACGTTTTAATGTTGCTTGCTCACCTTGTTTAGCACCTTGAGTTGCTGCTTGCTGCATTCCAGCCTGGAACTCACCAGCAGTTACATAGTCAACGCTATTGATCCGTTCCACTGTGAAGCGAACATCAATTGAAGGTGCGACTGCAGTGCCTCCAACTTTGCCGACAATTTCAGAGTCACCTGATCCTGAAATAACAGATTCGCCACGACTGCCACGTGAATAACGCGACATTGCTGTACGCATTTTAGATTCAGGAATAACATATTCAGGCTCACCACCTTCGCCAATTATTGCACTAGTTGGAGAAGAAACATACCCACCCTCTGCCATCTGCAATGGGAACATGGTGGGATTTATTGCATTTAGACCAGTTCGTATGCCAAATTGCAACATAATTGATCCTATATCTCTCAATACGCCAGCAAGACTTTCTTGAAGAGTTTTTGTGCCATCAATTGCTCCCATAATTCCATTCACTAAGCCACTTTCAATTGCAGAACCGATGTTTCGATACAAACCTTCCAGCCTTACGACTTGAGCTACTTGCTCTTCTAATAAATTATTTTTATTAACAAGATTAACAACCTCTTGTTCGTTTAAATTTTTATTTGATCTTAAGATATTTGCAATTTGCTGTTGGATTCTAACTTCTTTCTCGTTGCCTTCTAATTTCGCTTGCAGCAATTCACGTTGCTCTTCTAAAGGACGCAATGAATCTTCTCGTAACCTTGCAATACTTGCTTCTTCTTCTGCTAGCAAACGAGCATTTTCAAGCTTAGCTGCTTCTGTTTTTGCAGCAGCAAGGTCTGTTATTGCCTGCTTTTCTTTTTCGGTCGTTGCACTTATAAGGCTCTTTAATTTATTTTGTTCGATTTCTTCCAGTCGCTGTTCATTCTGAATCCTAACAACACCTAAAGTGTCGCCAGCCGCTTCAGCAAGTGCAATTTTCTCTTTAAATTTAGAAATTTCAATAACTTTTAAACGCTCTTGATCTAGCTTGGCTAAACGTTTTTGTAGACGTTCTTCTTC